TTCTAGAAACCATCTCAGTAGTAGCTGCACCTGCAGCTACCTGTGGGCCAATTAAAGTGAATGTATTCTGGCTGTTAAAAGCAAACAGTTGTTGTGTTTCAGTATTAAACCAAAAATCTCCAACAGTTAAGCCCGACGGTTGAAGATCACTAATCTCAGCGCCCCCAGTTGTTCTCCACTTGGCGCCGTCATAGAATTTTAATTTTCCGCCTGCAGATGAATCATACCAGATCTGTCCAGTAGTTTTCCTCAAAGGCTCGCTGCTACTTGCAAAATTTTCTAGCAAATAGACAAAATTTTCGTTCTGAGTTTCACCGTATCCGGCGTAATTTTTACCGATTAATTTTAGACTAGTAGTTGTATCTACTGTACCGTCCGGGATTGTTGTTAACAAATCTCCGTTATATTTCTTTATTGGATATGGCATTTCCGTTATTCCTTAGGTCCTAGTATTTATTCTATTTCAAAAAGTTAAATTACCCGTAGTTATATTTCAATTGTCCAAGAACCGCTAGTTAACACAAAAGTTTTTAATGTGCTAGTATCCACACCCCAAACTCTTACTTTTGTGCCTTCTTCGTGCTCTCCTGGAAGATAAACAGCGGCTACAATGTTTCCAGCTATCTGATTATCAGTTAACCCAGTAAAATTAGCAGAAAGTCCTAAAGGAGCAGATTTAACTGTTGACACTAATGTTGTTAAATTAACAGCATCGTCGACAGCTACTGGATTAGATACTCCTGTAATTCTAGCATTACTTACATTAACTAACCCAGTTCCTTTAGGTTGCAATACTATGTCGCCATCAGAAACTACTGGATTAACGTAAGAAATTGCATTGTTGTTTAACCTTAAATAGTCAACTCTAAGTTCATCTAACTGACCAATAGTTGTCAATCCCGGAGCATTAGTTACTGTCTGTCCTAACGTTGTTTTACTAAGAACTGAAAATCCTTCAACATGATATGACTTTCCGGCGCCTAAATTTATGTGTTCTGAAGACGTCCATGCTTCTGTAGTGCTGTTCCATGTTAATGTTTTATCTCCATCACTGCCACCTTCAAGGCTGATTCCGCCACCGTTAGCTGTAGTGTTACTTGGAGAAGATACTTTTCCAATTTCAATAAGTAGATCTTCTACTAATAAATTTGTCGCATTAATTGAAGTTGTAGCACCTTCAATAACAATGTTACCTCTTATTCGAACATCGCCGTTAACATCTAAAGTTGCTGTTGGTAATCCTGTAAATATTCCAACTTGGTTTGTTTCAGCATTTATAAAAAGAGCTGATGTTTCTTGATTGTTAGCAAAAACACTAATCTGATAATCTTGATTGTTACTTGCCGAACTTAATTTAAATAAACTATTACTAACAGTAATCGTATTATTTGAATCCGGGCCTAATATAAGCGGGGTGCTATTTTGAATTTCTAACCTACCAATAGCTGTAGAATTCTGAGTAGAAGATAAAAACTGTTCAGCTGTTCGTAGTGTTCCGTCGGCAGCTCTTAAGCTAGATGCTTGGGAAGTTAAAACATCAAACACTGGTCTATACTGACTAGAATTAAATCCTGGATTAATTTTAATTTCTTTCCAATAAACTGTATTTGTAGGAAGTGTCCCAGCTGGAACAACATTTATATTTGGACTAGTTTGTGATACAGTATACACTTCATAAACTAAAGGTTTACCTTGTGTTAGATAAATTACTCGATCGCCAAGTATGTAATCTGACTTAGTTGGATCCCATGTGTCTCCAGACCATCCAACAACTTTAGTTAAAGGTGTAAAGGTATCTTGGCTAAAAATTCCAATTAATACTTTAGCAACATATAAAAATACTACTGTATGATTAATCTGATTAATGTCTACTATATCTAAAGTTTGAAAACCGGATACACCTTGATCCTTTGTATAGTTTGGGCCAGCAAGAACTGTAGCAGCACCATCATTAAAATATAGTTGTTGACGAAGACTATCAATCCACAATTCGCCCCTAGATAATGTTTGGGGAGGATTAGCTACAATAGTACCACTAGAAACTTTCCAGCTTGTGCCGTCATAAATCTTTAAACGGCTTTGATTAGTATCGTACCATAACTGTCCTGCTAATGGCTTAATGGGGCTATCCCCATTTGCAAAATTTTCAAGTAGTCTTATGAAGTTTTCATTCATTATTTCTCCGTAAGAACTAGCATTTTTTCCTACTAAAGAAAGACTACTTGCTATCTGATTGATTTCGCCATCTACAACATTAGTTAGTAAGTCGCCGTTGGTCTTGTTAATAGTATAACTCATATTATATCTTACCAGTAAAAATAATGTAATTTAGTGCTTGATATGGATTCATCACACTAAAAGCAACAGAAGTTTCTGAACTAATCACTGTTCCTGTATTTGGTACACCGGATCCTACACTAGTTCCAAAGCCGTACCCCGGTTGACTAGCTGAATCTCCTACCGTTGTAGGATCGCCTGCTGCATAATATTGAGTAACCCCGCTATTAAGAGTATGTCTATGGTCTGGAATATTTTTTGTTTCTAACGAAACTCGATCAGCTCCGCCAGGATTTCCTAAATTTGATGCGGTAGGATCTATTACTCTCCCAACAGGACCGCCGCCTGCATCAATGTTAACCGGATTTTCAGGAGTACTATCTCTACTTGGTACACGGTTGTTATTGTCCATGTTATCTAATCCTAACGGGAATCTGCCTCGAAGATCAGGGAGAGCAAATGTGCCTAATCCGTTAAGTTGTGATGATGCTTTATATGTAAATGAAACAATTGCAAATAGTTCTGGATATTCAGCTTGAGTTACTTCGGATCCGTCGCATAACAAATACCCTGCAGGAAGAATAGTGCCTGCATATGGAAAAATTGCACCAGTTGGCACTGTAGCAACATTATAAAAAATAGAAGCTTTGCTTATTTGTTTTAAACCCGGAGTTGCTCCTGAACCTCTATAAACTAAAAACATATCAGTAGCACTAGAATCAGTAATTACTGGTTTATTAGCAATTACATCTTGTGTTACTGTTGCTGTAAAAATAACAGGATCGTCGCCTTGTCCGTCAAATGATACAATATTACTTGTAACTTCGCTTCTAGGAATTGCAGGGTTTGTACTGTCGCCTATTCTAAAAGTTGTTGCACTAGCTAATTTAGATGCTGATCCAGAAATACTTCCCTGTATTGTTTCAGCTGTTGATAGTGTTCCTGTAAAATTTCCAACAAACGATTCTGCGTAAATATTCCTAAATTTTCTTGTTGGGGTTCCAATGTCATATAACGGTTGAGCTACCAGTTGGACTTTGCTGTTTGATTCAGATTGTAAAGAAGTATACTGGGGTAATACAACAGCTCCGTTAACAGGAGTTCCGTTGATATCTAAATTGTTTAATAAAACTTTATTATTAACAGTTATGCTTCCACCAATATTTGCACTTTTTAAAACCGATACGCCACCGTTAGTTACAATGCTACCTGTGCCTAATATGTTAGACTCAGCATCTGAAAGTGTGTATATGACTCCGTCTGCTTTTATATTTCCTAATACATCTAAAACTTCGCTAGGATTTGTATTATTAGTACCAATACCAACTTTTCCAGTAGACGAAATATATGTTGCAATAAGAGAGGTACCAGAATTATTAACTTTTAATTGAATACTTCCGCCCGGACTTGAGGCATATAAACTTCCATTTTTTTCTTCAGCACCAATAATAAAATTTAACTGGCTTCCAACAGTAACTCCGCCCGCTGCTCGTATGTTAATTGGAAAATCTGTAGTAGCAATATCATCATTACGCATGAAATTAGCAGACGCTACGCTTCTTCCATTAACAATCAATGAGTCTGCAGATTGTGCTACTCCCCAAAGTTTAATTGGGGATGTTGTATTTGAAATATCAACGCTGTTAAGATTAATCCCTTTATTGATACTACTAAATCCAGATATTGTTTGCTTTGGCGTAAACGAAGGACTACTACTGATAATCATTACCCTAGTATCTTCGGCCCAAATTGATGTAACAGTATGATCAACGTTGCTTGCATCTGTAATTGTTTCGATTAACGGTCCTGTTTTAGTTCCGTCACTAAATTGAGGACCAACTAGCAACCAGTTTGATCCTGAGAAGATGTATAGTTGTTGGTTAGTAGTATCTACCCACAAATCCCCTTTAAAACTACTAGACGAT